CAGTCTGTAGAACAAGTTAAATACCCTAGATTTTTAAATCTTACTATGAGGCATCTTCTAAAGCAATAGGAAGTGAATCTTTTGCTTCCAATACTTTATTTCTTGCTTCTACTAATGATTCGTAAGTTTCTTTAATGATAGGGTCCTTACCAAAATGTTCTAACATATCTGCTCCCACCATTTCTATTAGTGCTTGAGCTGTAATTAATCTACCGTTTATATCTTGAATTTTTGAATTTACTGACATGTTGTTGTACTCCTTCTTTTGCCTTATGTCATATTTAACCGCTAGGTCTATATTTATTAGTTTTTTTTGTAGATCAGAATAACTATTCCAATCTCTAATTTCTTCTAAAGTTCTGCCACAACCAGCACATTGTTCATCTGCTCCATACGTAGTTGAGCAAACACCTGTGCAGGGGTTTTGGGCTAGGGACACAACATCACTAAGAATGTTCATGCCACAATTCTACATATTTTTATACGAATTGTAAATTTAGAGGAAAAAAAGGGGGCTGTTAAGCCCCCAATAATTGTAGTTGAGTAAAAAACGCTACAATCAACCGTTCAATTAAGCTCCTTGAGAACCGTAAACGGCTCTGAAGTTAGAATATCCGAATGAATATCTTTCTCTAGCTTTGTATCTCATGTTTCCAGTATCGAAATCA